CTTTAGAAATAAGTCACATTCAAACGCATATGTCTGAAAAACGACCACATTATCACTTACATAAAGTAGTTCGTTAAGCGACATGGGAGGTGCAATGCCTCCCTCTACATTTGGTATTAGCCCTCTACGGAGGACACCTAATGCCGTCATGACGGTGGGATAGACCACAAATCTCAATGAGTCCAATTAAGACTCCTATAATTCTAGATCTAGAGACGATATATATAACCTTACAAAATAATGGCACAACAGTCAACAAACAATCCTGCTTCACAAACCTTTCTGGGTAGGATAAACACAGCGACAAACGCTTCAAACAACAGAGACCTTTATTTAAAGTTGTTCTCAGGTGAGATGTTTACTGGCTTCCAAAGAGAGACAATCGCACGTGACTTAGTCATGAAGCGTACACTCACAAATGGAAAGAGTTTACAGTTCATCTACACTGGACGCACCAGTGCGGAGTACCACACACCTGGCAACAGTATATTAGGAAACTCTGACAAAACTCCTCCAGTAGCAGAAAAGACAATCACAGTAGATGACCTACTCATCTCTAGTGCATTTGTCTATGAGCTAGATGAAACACTTGCTCACTATGAGCTAAGAGGAGAAATCTCCAAGAAAATCGGTTATGCTCTTGCACAAAAGTATGACAGACTAATCTTCAGAGCTATTGCTAAAGGTGCTAGACAAGCATCTCCAGTATCACTCAGCAACTTTGTTGAGCCAGGTGGTACACAAGTTCAAGTCGGTGGCGGTTCAAACGCTGACGATGCCCTAAACTCAACTCACTTAATCAACGCTTTCTATGATGCTGCTGCAGCTCTAGATGAAAAAGGTGTAAGTGATGATGGACGGGTTGCCGTACTTAACCCAAGACAGTACTATGCACTTATCCAAAACATTGAATCAAACGGTCTAATCAACCGCAATGAGAGAGGAGACGCATTACAGTCTGGTAACGGCATCATTGAGATTGCAGGTATCACAATCTACAAATCAATGAACACACCATTCTTCTCTAAGTATGGTACAAAATTTGCACCTTCTAGTGGTGCTTCAGCTGCTACTGACCTTGATACAGTAGATCCTGGAAATACAGGTTCATTCGTATCTGAGGACATTGAAACAGCTACAGCAGTTACAGGTAACAACTATGGCCCACGCCAAAACTACGGTGCTGCCTCTAACTTTGCAAACACATGTGGACTTATCTTCCAAAGAGAAGCTGCAGGTGTTGTTGAAACAATCGGCCCACAAGTCCAAGTAACTTCTGGAGACGTTTCCGTGGTTTACCAAGGTGATGTCATACTAGGACGCATGGCTATGGGAGCAGATTATGTGAATCCAGCAGCTTGTGTAGAACTGTTCGCAGGAACATCTACTAAGCCAGCAGCTTTCTCATAATATATACATTTATACGGGGGCACACGCCCCCTTTTTTTTTATATGGCACAAATATCTTACGGAGTGTCTACCGAACTAGATGCTGTAAACTCAATCCTGATGAGCGTTGGAGAGACCCCAGTAAACACTTTAAATGTGCAAAGCCCCGAAGTGGTTATAGCACAAAATACTCTAAGGCAAGTCTGCCGTGAGATACAAGCTGAAGGGTGGTCATACAACACAGAGAATGAGTACCCTATCGACACCGATAGTAATAATCAAGTCGTTGTTCCTAACAATGTCTTACAAATAGATTTAAATATATATCAACATGGAAAAGATTATGATGTAGTAAGACGTAGTGATAATGGTGTAATGAAAATATATGACAAAAAAAATCATACATTTACCTTTGAAAATATGGCTAAATTATATTTTGATATTGTCTGGATGATAGATTTTGAAGATCTACCTCAAATATTTAAAGATTACATAACTGCTAGAGCTACTAGAATAGCATCAAATCGTATGGTTAATAATCCACAGTCAGCAAAATTACTAGAAGCTGACGAGGCTTTTGCAAGGGCAGCAGCATTAGAGTATGATTCTAAACAGGCAGATCATAATATCTTTAGTGATTATCAATATTGTCAAGATGCTAATACTACATATAGACCGTTCAAAGTACTTAGAAGAATGTAATGGCAACAGTAAATCAACGTATCCCAAACTTTCTAGGGGGTGTATCTCAACAACCAGATAAAATAAAATTTCCAGGACAGTTAAGGGTATGTAATAATGCTGTCCCAGACATAACTTTTGGTCTTGAAAAACGACCACCTGCGGAACTTGTAAAAGTTTTAACAAATGCAAATACTACAGGACAATGGTTTAATATAATAAGAGATGGTGATGAGAAGTATATATTTCAAATTTCACCTTCTAGTGTTCTTGCTTCGGGTCAAAAACCTATTAGAATATGGAATTTAGAAACGGGTGTAGAACAAACCTTAACAAATCCAGCAAATGATGCACTATTTGCATATCTAACAGTTGGTGGTAATTCTTATACAACTACAACTATACAAGACTACACTCTTATATCTAATATAACTAAAAATGTTGAAAGATCTTCAGATACCACATTTACTGCTATTAATAATGGTGAGTATGGTTATGCAAGACTCGATACTGTAGCTTATAATACTGAGTATGTTTTATATCTTTCTGGAGCAAGTTTTGCTACACCTACCCCTAAAACTTACTACAGAGTAACCTCTGTAAAAGTAGACAAAATAACTAATAACACTCCAGAAGGCCCTACATGGAATGATTCAAATGCAAATCAATCACTCGCTGGTACACTAACTTGGTCTTTTTCAGGTGGAGATCAGATAGTGACGGGCACCTCCCAAAATACAAATTGTGAAGATATTGAAGGTAGTTTACAAGTTAACGGTAATAGCTATATTGCAAGTAATACAGCTACATATCAAGGAGCTAGTACCTCTGGCACTCCTACAACCTCTGGTACTGGAGATGAATTTCTAGGTTACACACAGGATTATGATGTACGTTACACGGCTACTGTCACTTTAACAGATGGTGGATTAATACGTGAAACTAATAAAACTACTGCATTAAATAAACATATAGATGTTAATATAGAAGGTATCCATTATCGTATTTCTGTTGAAGCTGTTGAACCAGTTACAACTTATAGAGATGTTACTGGAATAGGATATTTTAAAACACCTAAAAATCCAGACAATGGCCCTCTTAGTATGCAGACAATTCTTACTGGTTTAAAAAATTCTGTTAATAATTCTGTAAGTCAAGTCACAGCGGAAATAATTGGTAGTGGTTTATTTTTAACAGGATCTAACGCTGCAAGTGTAAACTTTCTTGGTGGTGCTGTTAACGAAAATATGAGTGTAATAGGTCAGAAAGTACAAGATATATCTAGATTACCAGCCATGTGTAAACACGGTTATGTAGCCCAAGTCTCAAATACTGGTGAATTAGAAACGGACGATTACTATGTAAAGTTTGAAGCTACAAATGGAGATCAGGGAGTTGGTAGTTGGGAAGAATGTGTTAGACCTCACAATTTTGCTACTAATATAAATACCGTTTATAATTGGTCACAAAGCAATTTTGTAGTAACAGTTACACAACTTTCTGGAAGTCACAACTTTGAAGTAGGTGATGAAGTGTTCTTGGCTTTTAGTGGTGGTGCTGGTAGTGCTCCTCCTGGCCCAGCATTTTATACAGTAGCTGGTGTTAATGCTAATAGTACCAATTTTACTTTTCTTGCTCCACAATCTAATAATATATCTGGAGTTAACCTTACGTGTACAGTATCAAGTGACCACATGCACGCTGGATTTGATCCAGCAACAATGCCTCATGCCTTGATTAATAATAGAAATGGTACATTTACATTTAATAAATTAGACATAGCAACAGGTCAAATATATGGTAATGAAAATTATTGGAAAGACAGAGAGGTAGGTGACAATACATCTAACCCTTTTCCAACAATATTAGGAAGTCCAATACAAAAAATGTTTTTTCATAGAAATAGGTTAGGTCTTATTTCTGGAGAACAAATAGTAATGAGTCAGCCAGGGCAATATTTTAATTTATTTATTGTATCCGCTATAACTGCAAGTGATGATAACCCTATTGATATAGCTGTTTCAGATGTAAAACCTGCATTTATAAATCACATTTTACCCATACAAAAAGGTGTGATGATGTTTAGTGATAATGCTCAGTTTTTACTATTTACAGAATCAGATATATTTAGCCCTAAAACTGTAAGGTTAAAAAAAGTTTCTAGTTACGAATGTGATGCTAGTATACAACCTGTAGATTTAGGAACGTCTGTGTTATTTACATCTAATGTATCTGGATTTGCCAGAGCTTTTGAAATTACAATAATAGATGATGATGCACCTCCAAATATTATAGAACAAACTAGAGTAGTACCAGAATTTTTACCAAAAACTATTGATATAGCTGCTAATTCAACCTCTATAGGTATTGTAAGTTATGCTGATAAAGGTGCACAAGCCTTAGATCAAAATGTAAGTAGTAACATTTACCATTACAAGTATTATAATGCAGGTAATCAAAGGGAGCAATCAGCTTGGTATACTTGGACGGTAAGAGGTATACTGAATCATATGCTTTATACAAGTGGTAATTTTTACACTGTAACTTATTTTAATAATCAATTTATGTTATCTAGGCATGAGTATGTATCAAACTCTAGCTCTAACAATTCGTATTTATTAGGTACAGGATCTTTACCTGTAAATGTTTCTAGACGTTTAGAACCTTGTTTAGATTTTTCATGTATACCCACAGCAATAACTGTTACTAATGATGATACAAGACTTACTCTACCTTTTGAAGCTGGTATAACTGGAGGATTATTAGCAAGTGATATTAAAGTTGTATGTCTTTCTGGAAATGACACTGATGGTAACTCATTGGATGGTAGTGTGTTTTTTGCAAGTGCTGTAGTAGTGGGTTTAAGTCAAATTGTTGTACCTAACATAAAAATTGATTCAAGTGCTAAATTAATTGTAGGTTATAAATATGATACAACCATTGAGTTGCCTACATATTATTTAAATACAGGACAAAATACCTACGATTTAGAGGGTGACTTACGTGTATCTGGTATTAATTTTGAGTTAGGTATATCTGGCCCTATGGAGTTTCATCTTACTTCACCCTTTAGTTATACAGATGCTAGTGGTAACGTAACTAAAGATATTGATGATTATATACAATATGAAACTGGTATGATAACTGGTTTATCTAATTTCAATACAATACCTGCAGAATTAAGTAAAACCGTACGAGTACCTATACAACGAAAGAATGATAAATATAATTTAAAAATAAAAGTAACAGACCCTTTTCCCATTGCTTTAATCTCAGCCAGCTGGGACGGCATTTATAACCAAAAACGACATGTACGAAGGTAAGTATATTCAGACTTGCACTCCAGAGTTAGCTCTAAGTGTAGGTCTGAACTTACGCTATGAAGATAGACGTGAAGCAGAAGAAACCTCTGGATTATGTGCTGAGGCTTCTATAATACAATCATTTTACAATTCAACATATTCTGTATATTTTAAGGTTCCCAACGGCAAGGCTGCTGGAGTGGCGGGTGTGACTCCACAAAATTTAATTTGGATGTTATGCACTGATGCAAGTACAGAGTATCCACATACATTTGTTCGAGAAGCAAAACGCTGGGTAAATAGTTTACTCAATCCTTACTTATGTAATCAAGCAGATATGAGAAATGAATCGCACATAAAATTACTTAAACTTTTAGGTTTTACTTTTGTCAATTATCATGTTTACAACAATGTACCTCTTATTCAATTTATAAAGCCATGTGCAGTGCCTTAGCATTAGGGATAGTAAGTGGTGTAGGACAAGCTGCAGCTGGCATTTCAGAACAGAATCGACAGCACAGAGCACAAGTTGATGCAGTCAACAGAAGCAATCAAATAGCTCGTCAAAAATACATCAACGACATAACTATCTCTGCATACAACGATCAGAGAAAGGGTGAAGTATTTACTGCCCAATTACAAGCTGATGCAGCAGCTAGATCTGCATACTACAAACAAAAAGAAATAAATCAAATTGAAGCTAACAGAGCTAGTGAATCTGCACAACAAGAGTTGCGTGAAAAGATTACAGAAGGTCTCTTCCAAAGCCAAACTAATTTAGCTAAGGCTATACAGGCACAAGGAACAGTGTTAGCTGGTAGTACCCAAGCAGGTCAATCAATGTCTATGTTATTAGATGACGCTGAAAGGACTCTTGGTTTCCAACAAGCTCAGATAGACGCATCTATATTTGATGCAACTAAGAGCTTTGGTATCAAACAATTTGGTATTGATTTAGACCAGTACTCATCAAATGTTACTGCAGCTAACAATATTACTACAACAGCATCCGTTGCACCATCCGCATCATTTATGACCATTAAACCAATTAAACAAGAACCTCCTTCAAAACCATCCGCACTAGGCCCTATTATGGGTGGATTTAGTTCGGGTATAAAAACAGCAACCAGTTTAGGATGGGAGCCATTTAAATAAAAATTATGCAGTATAAAAGAAGTACTTCTACTATTGGTTTCAAATCTCGCTCGACTCCAAACGAGGCTAAGGAATTAGCATCAAAGGCTACGGCCCTAGATAAACAGAGAAGAGAAACAGTAAAGGAGTTCGCAGCTACAAGTAGCGACCAACTTAAAGAGATGCAGAGACTTGACGGTCTACGGACAAGGATTGATAATTACGAAATCTCTAATCTCCAACAGTTTAATAAAGCCTTTACAGGGCTTATAGACACAGCAGCCACAGAGATAGGTGGTTCATATATTAAAGCAAAAAATCAAGAAGGTATTGATTTACATAGAAGATATGAAGCTGGCGATGAAGAAGCTATTGCTATCATAGATGGTAATGAAAAACAGATAGCCGAGCTTGATGAAAAACTAGCAGAGCTTCAAAAAGCAGCAGAAGCTAAGGGACAAGAGTTAGATAAGGCTGCACTAGCAGAAGAAAGAGTTAGTCTTGAAAATAAACTAAGAGCACTAAATATAAGAAAGTTAGGAACTAACGTAGCTTATGGATTTAGCCAAGCAGCTTTAGCAGAAGGTGCTGAAGGTTTTATGCCTTGGTTTATGGATGCAACACGTACAAGAAACGACCAGATTCCAAACGAACAGTTTACCGTTGCTGATTATGATAAACTAACAAATAGTGTACAAAGAGATCAAGTAGAAGATTATTTACTTAATGAGTACATAGAAAAGGTAAATGCAAACATAGGTGCATCTTCTAAACTTGTTAACTCTTTTTTAACAAAGTCTGTTGTCAAACAGTTAACAAAATGGAAGTCAGGTAAACTAGCAGAAGATGAACAAAACTTTGCTAACGACCAACTTGAAGGATGGCAAACTAATATTTTTACAAGTCTTAAAAAATATACAGCTGATGATAACAAAGATATTGAAGGTTCTAAACAGAAAGCTATAACAGCTATAGAAACTTATGCAGAACTTGGCCCTAGTGCTCATTTTCGTGCAGGTACACAAGGTTCATCAAACGCTGCAACTAAAGCAGGTCTTATAGATTCAGTAGAAGCTATATTTGATGAGATTGACGATGCAAACGATATAGAAAGTTTACGTGAATTTTTTGCAACTACAAAGATTTCAATAGGTAATTTAGGTACTAAAACTCTTGAAGAGCATTTTCCTGCGGACTTTAATCTAAATGATATTATATTTAAGTCTGAAGTTAAACGTGCTCAAAAAGCTGAAAACACACAGCTACTACTTAAAAAATCATTTAAGGAAGAGGAACATCAACTTAAAAAGCTCCTTGCTTTAGGCCCCCTAGATGGTGGTATAAGTCAAACTGAGTTTGAAAATAGAGTAACGGGAATGGATAAAAAATATGCTAATTGGTATGAGTATGAAACTAGCATATCAACTTTACGAGGATACGTACCACAATATACTACACCATCTAAATCACATCAAATAGCAGAAAAAGCAAAAAAAGATGATGGATTTATACCTTTAAAAACATACTTAGAATTACACCCTAGTGTTAGAGATCAATACAAGGCTGACGTTGACTTTGATGATTTTATTAATACACCAGCTTCAACACAAAAACTAAAAATTTATGAGGAAGATATTAACAAGTCATTAGATTTAGTATATGTAAAAGATGCTGTAAATCCTGGCATAAGAGGTGGTGATCCTAGATTAAGTGCTGTAAAAGTTTATGCGTTAAATAGTATACCTTCTGTTGCTTTAAAATTAAAAAAAGCAAGTAACACAGAAGCACCTGTTGAAAGTTTTTATGACCAAGCATTTCAAATTGTACGTGATGATATATTAAAGGCTAGAGCAGAAACAACAAGTAGTTACTATATAGATAGTAAAGGTAATTTTAATGATAAGTTATTACAAGATGCAGGTTATCCTACAGAACCGATTGCGAAGGAGTTTAACGATAAAGTACAAGAAACTAAAACAAAACTTGAAAATGCTTATAAAATTATAAACACACACAACGGTGACGCATTTTCTATGGATAAAGTACAGTTGTTTGGTGAAATGAGTAAAGATCAAGCTGAAGCATATTTTACACCTAAAACAAATGATGCAGGTGAAATAGTTGGTCTTAATGGTGACTTTATGGAAATACAAAGGTTTGACCCATACAACCGTGACGCTTATACATTATTTAACTTAGCTAGAAAATCTTATGGTTTAGAAGAGATAAACTTTCCCGAAGCACTACCTGGCAGTGTTATAGAGATGCAAAATAAACTTAAAAATTTGTCTCCAGCTATTAAGGGCTTGTTTAAAACAGGTGACATGAAGTCTATGGCTAGAGGGTTTGAAAAGTTAAATATTGTACATGTACCTACATTAAGTGACGCTATAGTATCACACATACCAATAGATGAGGTTGTTATACCTACTAATGTTGTTAGTGAAATACTAGCAAGAGATGGTGTAAATTTTACTTTAGAGGATTACAAAAACAGTATAGAAACAAAAAATCAAGTTATAAGAATACATGTAAATGACTTGCTTAAAGAGGCATCAAAAATGTCTGCTAATAAGCACGTTGTAGTACGTATGGTTGCTACTGCTATTACTGGTGATAAGATGTCTAACTGGGTATCAAGTACAAATGATCCGATTGGTACAAGCGTATTAAACACATATTTAACTGGTACTGTTGAAGGTAATAATAGTGAGGGTAATGTTGATATTTCTAATTACAATAAAGTGGTATTTAGCAGTCAAGAAATCAAAACTCTTGCAACACCTGTTACTATAGAAGATTTGAACAATCAACTAAATGCACTTGATAATGAAGTGCCATCTAAATTTATTCAACGCTATTTTGTAGTACGAGATGGTAAAAAAGTAGATGTACCAGAGGGTACGCCAGGGGCACAGACTTTACCGTTCTTAAGTAAGTACAATGAAGAATGGGGTATACATAAGGAAAAAGTAGATAAGCTAAACGCACAAAAACGTGTTATAGAAGCTATTAGAAATCCTAGTGGTATTTTATGGGGTATAAACCAAAGAAATGATGCTTTTAGTAATCAACTTATGTATGATATAAAAGCTGTTATTAGCGATGATAGGTACAATGCTTTACAACAAAAGGTCGATAGCATGAACCTTGGTTATAAGAGTAATGAAAAAGCTACTGAAGGTTTTATTACAAGATACAAAGAAGGTACAGCACCATATGCAAAAGCGTTCTTTGACTTGTTATTACAAGAACCTGAGTTTTTTATTAGTGAAGAACCAGAAGTTACAACTACCAAAAGAACTGGAGGAAGGTAAATGGATGAATTAGAAAATCTGGATTTTAGTGAACAGGATAAACAAACTTATAACTTAGACTTAGAAGCTGCACATGATGAATTACAAAATGCTCTAAGTGGAGAGGAAGAAGTTGTAGATCCATCTGCTATTATGGATCAGGTAAAAGACCAAGGTTTTGTACCAGACAGTGCAGGTGAACTTGCTAAAGAAGCTGGTAAAGCTCTTGTTGGTGGTGTTACTGATGCTGTTGATAGTGTTGGTAGTTTTTTAGATCTGACAGGCGATACAGCTATGACAGCTATAAATAGCTTGTTTGGAGTACAAGATGATAGAAATAATCCATTTCATGAAAACTATCAAAATGGAGCATGGTGGGACATACCAGACCACTTAGTACCTGAGAATGAATCAGGTCTAGGTAAACTTGCAAGAGGTCTTGTAGAGTTTGGTGTCTTAGCGTCTGTTACAGGTGGTATTGGTGGTGGTACATTAGGCACAGGAACCAAG